GTGTAGTTACCGGCAGCATTTACTTTTCCACCCTCTTTGTACTTGGTGAAATCGGTATCGTCGCGGCGTTCTTTCTTAACACCTTTCGGCATCTTTTTGGGGTTGATGTCCCCCATGCCGCGACAGGGCATCATACAAACCTGCCCTTTGTTTTGCCTTTAGAGGCAATACCGTCAGCACGGCTAGAGGCAGAAGAAACCTTACCGCCTTTTTTCATCCCGCCGGGCACAAAGTCACTTGTATCGCTAGTAGAAGCAGCACGGATTCTTGATGGCACTTTCCTATCAGAAGCCGGTGTGGTGCTCTCCGCAAGTTCTCGCGCTGTCACCTCTCTCGAGCTGTCCGATGATGACTTACCTGCGGACGACCTAAGTGCGGCAACTTCTTTTGCGGTTGCAGTGGCTGGGCCGTCTGCTGTGGAAGAGCGCTCTTCGGACACGGGTGCTTTTGCTTCTGCTTCTGCTTCTGCACCACCACGACGTTTTAAACCGCGCTCTGCGTTTAAAAAATCACGCAAAGACATTCCGGATTTATCCAGCTCTGCTTTTGAAACAATTGGGTTGCCGTTTTTATCGAGTTTACGGTTTAGTGGATTAAGTGCCATATCGTTCTCCTTAACAGGTCATGCCGCCTTTGTTCAGCATCTTGCCTTTAGTCTTGCCTTTTTGTGCAATACCATCAGCGCGTGCTGAAGCTGAGCCGCCTTTTTTCATGCCTTTGGCTTCAGCCATTTCATGTTTCATCATGGCTTTAGGAGCGCCCTTCTTCTTCATGAAGCTGACTTCCTTCTTTACCATCGCTTTGGATTCTTTCATATCACCACCTTTAGAAAAAGTTTTGCCCTTATCGGCCTTACTAAACTCACGCCCCACGGATTGGGGGACTCCTGCTTTCTTAGCGAACTCGGGGGAGTGCGCTATTGCTTCCATAAACCTGTGCTGTTTTGCAGTCTTTGACGGCATACTTACCTCAACATTTCCAAGCCCGTAGGCTTTTGTTAATCCGGGAGTTTGGGTCTTTCGCGGTCTTCTCGCTGGTCAACTTTTTCTTCATGCCAGTCATCCTCGCGCAAAAAGAGTCGCGCCTTTTGCCTCCCTCGGGTTGAGGGGCTTTTAACCCGGGTTTCCCCGGATTCGCGGCGTTGTAGGAAGCCCGGCCCTTGGCGTTCAAGCCGCCCTTCTCCGATTTTCCCTCTTTCCTTGTCCATGCTGGAGTCTTAGCCATAAAATACCGTTGATACAGAGATGTTGTCCATGTAAGCGTACACGGTGTGGTAGCTCAAAATACCTTCGCCGGGTAACAAAAAGTAGTTCTGGTACGTGTCATCCGCGTTCAACTCAAATGTCAACAACCACGTTCCAGTAGACACGTATGTACAAGAGGCTCCCGCAGTAATGGTCGCGGTGTTGGGGCTTGTAATAGAAAACGTATCGTCCGTCAACTTTGTAATCGGGTAGTTGCCAGAAAAAGCAGCACCGCCTGTACCGAGCTTAAACGCAACACCCACAACAGCCCCAGTGCTCAAACCGTGCGCTACTTTAGTAATGGTTACTGTTGTGCCCGCTTGTCCGTACGTGGCTGCTACCGGGGCGGCTGTGGTGCTGAAGAGATCAAACTGTCCAGTAGCCCCAGACCCTTTAATAGATACGGCTTTAACACGCGAACGGGGTTGCAGAACAATGAACCCGCTCTGGTGTAAGTGACCGCATAAGATGTCTGTTTGCATGGACATGTTGCTACCCTATTAGACGTTCTGCTGACCCAACAAAGGATCGGCTACGAAGTAAATGATAGTGCCGACTACCGTACCGCCAGTGGGAGCATCGCCGGTGTGTGCGCCGCCAGTGATATACACCAGTTCGGTAGCAGACATAACAGCGCCCAAAGAAGCGCCGGCACCACTATCGCCCCAAACCACTTGCTTTTTGCCAGCGTCAGCGGCGTAAGTGTTGAGCAATGCGATTGTGCTAGTAGTACCAGTGCTGTACAGGGTAAAGCCCATATCCATAGTAGGAGTGGTGCCGCCTGTACCAGTAGCGTTGAACTGAATAGCCGTGATGATTGCGCCAGCAGGCAAAATCACAGGAGCAGTGTTAGTGGAAGAAACTTGAATCCGTGTGGTGTTCACTAAGGTGGGGTCAAAGTAAAACTGAGCAGCCATAACGCCAGAACCGCAATAAGCAGTACGTGTTTGATCGCCGCCACCAGAACGCCAGATTGATTGGGTGGTTGAGAGTGCCATTAAATTTTCCTTACATACAAGATCAGCGCATCAATCGGTATGTCGTCTGCCGGGTCAGTTTGATACGCCGGGTTCCCCGGGATGTGCTCAATATACACTAATTTAAAATCGTGTCAACTACAAAATTTGTCACAAATCTAAAGGACAATCCGCCCCATGCGCTACTCTATCCGACTTGTTGATACGAGAGACCCCCAGTGGCACTCTATAATTGCCGCACTCCAGCTGGACTGCTTGCCGGGGGATACACCCTATGATCACACTGTTGGCTATTGGCATGTTGCTTTTGCAAAAGATAAGAAACCTGTTGCTTTTTCCGGTCTTGCTCCTTCTACTCGCTGGACTGAGTGTGGTTATCTTTGTCGTGCCGGTGTGCTGCCGGATCATCGCGGAAATGGTTTACAAAAAAAGCTTATCCGTGCGCGAATACGTCAAGCGAAAGCTAATGGGTGGGAATGGTTGATTACCGACACTTACAAAAACCCAGCATCTTCTAACAGCCTCATTTCATGCGGCTTCAAAATGTTTGACCCCACCGTTCCTTGGGGGGCTAAAGGCACACTTTACTGGAGATATAGGATAAAACATGCCCTACAAAGACCCGGAGTTGCGTAAAGAAAAGCAGAGGGGATATGCCAAAAAATACTATGAGGGCAACAAGGTAACTGTAAAAGCCGCTACAAAAGAAGTAAACAAAAAGGCGCGGGCTGATTGGAATGACTACAAAGCCACGCTCTCCTGTACAAAATGCGGGCAGAACCACCCCGCTGCGCTTGACTTCCACCACCCTCCGGGCACAAAAGAAAATTCCGTTTTCTACTTCATACAACGCCGCCGCTACAAAAGGGCTTTTTTAGAAGCCGCTAAATGCATAGTCCTATGCGCAAGCTGCCACCGTATACACCACTACGAAGAAAACAAGGCGGCCAAGAAAATTAAGAAGAAACGTAAAAAGGGTGCAGAACACCCATAAAAAAGGGGCCGAATTCGGCCCCTTTTTGTTTTTGCAGATGCAATTAAGCGCCTGCGGAGCCCCACATACCCAATGGGTCAGACCATCCGAAGCTGTAACGCTCACGTGACTTGTAACGCACGTTGCCAGTATCGAAATCCCCGTCCATAGAGTTAGCCAAAGCCATACGCTCAAAATGCTTCAAGCCGTTAGGAACGTCGGTGCAAAGGAACCAAGCGTTGTTATCGGTCAAGAAGTGGTTAATTGCGTAACCTTCTGGGATAGAACCGTTATTTTTCAGAGCGTTGATGTCGTTGTCATTGGTGCCAACACGGAGGTTGGTTTCCAACAAACGAGTAGCAACGAACTGCAAAGCAGGTGGGATCACCAGTTTACGAGGCTTAGCAGCGATCAAGAGGCCGCGCTCATCAGTCCAAGCAGCGATCTGAATCACAGCGTTTTCCAACGAAGTTTCATTCAGGTCAACGCCAGTGGTTGGGCTGTTGTAGTTCACGCCGCCATTGATCAGCGGGTGGCCCACGCGAGAACCGCCGGAGCTAACGCCAAACAAAGAAACGCCGTCACCGCCCAAGTAAGAACCGCTAAAGCCGTTATTCAAAACGGAAGCAGCTTTAACTTGCTTGGTGTAAGCCATAGCGCGAGCCAAGGCTTTGGTGTAACGAGCAGACAGGCTGTCGTATAAGTTGTCTTCGATTGCCTCTTCGGTAATCGAGAAACCCAAAGCAATGGTTTCGTGGCTGTAACGCGCAGTAAATGCCTCTTGAGCATTGTCATACGCGATAGCGGAGCCTTCGTTTTTAACGGGGGCAGCGCCAAAACCAGCCAGCTTGGTCTCTTCTTCAAAGCTACGCTCAGATTTCTCTGTTTCGTAGATTTCTTTGTGCTCTTCGCCGTAACGAGCGTACTCCAAACCGAACAAAGCGTTCAGGCCGGGCAAGAGTTCCTTCAGTAGTTGTGCACGAGAAATAGCCATTTTAAATCACTCCTTACAGACCGACGTTAACGCCGTATGAATGGAAGCTGGGGTTGAACTTCACCAGCAAATCAGTATACGCGTCACCAACAGTCGAGAAGCCTTGCATATTCACAAAACCAACGATGCGGAAAGCCGCAGCGGTAGTTACAGTGGTAGCAGACACAGAAGTGTTTGAGTTGCCTGTGGTTGTGCTTCCGGTGCTGGTGCTTTGAGCAGCAGACAGATACACGTTAGAACCCAAACCAGTTTGAGCCACAGAACCATCAGCTTGCACTTGGAACACTGCGCGGTCGTCATCAACAACATAAGCAGTGATAGCGGTTCCAGCAGGAGCCACGGTGTTAGCAGGATAGTACTGAGCGTAGATCACTTGACCTTGAGCATTGACGTATGAGCAACCAACGAACACCCCGATAGCGCCGGTAACGGAGCTAGCGCCAGCAGGAAACACGTTAGTTGTCAAGTCAGCGCCGGTAGCGGTGACGATTTGCAGAAAGCCGGACGCATTTACGTACACGAGCGATCCGTTAAAGATGTTCGTGTTGTATCCAGCCGGATTGATCAGAAACTGACGAGTTGCACCGGCATAGGGCAGCCCGTTAATTTCGTTTACGGCTCGAAAGCCGTAGGGTGTTGCGGTAGATGCCATTTAAGGACTCCTATTTACTTTGAACCAGAACCAAACCCACCACCGCGACTGACTGTAGACTTACGATCTGCAAACAGAGGCATGCGGGGGTCACTATTTCGCATGAAGTGGTTGTCCACTGAATCCATCTGTAGCTGTGCTTGGGTGTTGAAGTAATCATTCCGGGCCTGTGCTTGTTCAGTGGATATTTTGCAAAGCATCAATCCACCAATTTCCACATTACCAGTCTGGTCGTTTCCAACAAGCGACAACTCTGGATGGTCAACTGCCTTTACCGGCTCCCAGCCTTCGCGCATCTTACGAGACACGTTAACTGGTTCTGCTTTACCAAGAATGTGTGTCGCAATCCAGCGGTACACATAACCCGGTTCAGGTGTCGGATCAGGCAGGTTGGTCGGCGGTACGTATACTGCGCGAGCCGTTTTTTCGCGTGAAATTAAATCACGATTGGTGCGGTTATCAGCCATTTTTAGACTCCAATTTTGCTACTTCAGCAGCATACTGCTGCGGGGTTAATCCATACTTACTTGCCAACGCTATTTGCGTTTTGGTTAGCTGGATTTTCTTTGCACCTACCGAACGTGTCGCAGGCGCAACTACTGCCGCAGGCTTTCTCGGAGCCTCACCGGACCTAGGCTTGTCTTCCGTGCCACCGAATAACTCAGGGAACTTCGACTTCACGCGAGCATCAATTTGCTCGAAATAATCATTACTGCGGGGGTCTACTCCCGAATTGACTAGCTTTTTATGCAGCCCTAGTGCAAAGCTGGTGATTTCTTCAAACCCGTCCGATCCAAACCACTGGTTTTTTGCCTGCCAGCGCAGCGTTCTTTCGTCTGGTTGAACTCTAGTTTGAGTTATTGGTTGTGTTTGTACATCATTTTCTTCAGTTTGTAAAGTGGTTGGCTGGAAATTTTTAGCAGCTTCCAGTTTAAACTTCGCATCCGTCAGAGCTTCTTGTGCGGCAATAATGGCATCCGTGTCAAAAGATTCTTGTGCTTCTTTGTATTTACGGCGGGCCATCTCCATTTCGGCTTCGGCAGCACTCTT